TAAAAAACGCTACAATCAACCGTTCAATTAAGCTCCTTGAGAACCGTAAACGGCTCTGAAGTTAGAATATCCGAATGAATATCTCTCTCTAGCTTTGTATCTCATGTTTCCAGTATCGAAATCACCTTCTAATGCAGTTTGCATAGGAGATCTTTCAAAATACTTAAATCCATCAGGACAGTCTGTTTTCAAAAAGAAAGCATCTGTATCTGTTAGATAATGATTTACAACATAGCCATCAGGAATCATTCCCTGATTTTTAATAGAGTTAATGTCGTTGTCAGAAGTACCAACTCTTCCAGGAGTTTGTAGCAGTCTGTCAGCAACAAATTGCAACTGAGGTGGAACAATTAATTTCATTCCTCTTAAAGCAATATTAAGACCTCTATCATCAGTTAATGTAGAAATGTTAATTAATGCATCTTCAAGAGAAGTTTCATTAAGATCCGCCATGGTAGTTGCTCTATTTGCTAGAGTTCCGCCTCCTCCAAGAGGATGCGAAGTATTGATTAACGATACACCATCGCCACCAGTTGTGTCGAACGCATTGTTCAGCACTGACGCAGCTTTGATTTGTTTAGTATTAGCCATAGATCTAGCTAATGCTTTAGTGTATCTAGCACCAAGACGATCATACAGATTATCTTCAACAGATTCTTCTGTTAGCGCGAATGCTAAAGCAACTGTTTCGTGGGTATAACGAGAAGTATATCCTTCGTTGGCATTGTCAAATCTGACTCCGCTTCCTTCTGATTTTACTTCAGCATTACCGAACCCAACGATTAAAGTTTCTTCTTCAAACGCTCTATCAGAACTCTCTGTGTCGTAGATTTCTGTGTGTTCTGCTTCGTACCTAGCATATTCCATACCGAACAAGGCGTTAAGGCCAGGCTCTAATTCTTTCGCTAATTGCGCTCTATTAATAGCCATTATTTATACTCCTGTAGGATCGACATAGAAATGCTCATTAAACTTAACTATAACGTTAACGTTAGCTGAACCTGTAGTACTGTTATCTGGATCAGAGCTAAAGCCCATGATTCTGAAAGTCGCAGTTGTTGCGGCTGTTGTGCCAGATAGCTCGACTGCCGACATACCAGTTTTGGTAGAGCCAGCGCTGTAAGCAATATCTGCATTTAAGCCAACATCAGTCTGCGCTGGAGAACCGGCGCTCTGAATTTCAAATACAGCATTAGGGTCATCTACCACAAACGCTACAATATCAGACGATACAGTGCCATTAGGAAAATGTGAACTAAAAATAGTTTCACCTGAAGAGTTTGTAAAAGAACAACCTCTAAAAATTCCTATAGACTCATCACCAGCACCGGATACTAAAATAGTACCTGCACTAGTCATTTTTACTAAATCGCCAGAAAAAATATTCCCAGAAGCGCCAGAAGCAATTTTATATTCTGTCATACCGCCATTAGCGACACCAGAACCTAATTTACCTACTACTCTTGCTCCAAAGGGTGCATTTTTGTTAGACATAATAAGTCACCTATATTATTTAAAATTAAAAAAAGTGATGATCAACCGCGTTGACCACCGCCAAAAGTTACTTTGCTTGTTCTTTCCGGTTTTAAAATCGGAGAGTTTGGATCTGATTCCTTTAATAAATCGTTGTCTACAGCATCTTGCTGAGTGTGCGCACGATCTGCGAAGTAGGAGTTTCTCTCTTCGCGTGTTTCGTTAGGAATCTTGGCCAATAGCAAACCACCAACTGCTACTACTCCCGCATGTTTACCGTCATCTAAGGTTGGAAGCTCGAATCCATCTAACTCTTCAGCTCTAACAAGGTCGAAACCTTCTCTAAGCCTGGATGTTACATTTTTTCTGTCTTCGCTACCTGCGAGTTCAGCTCTAATCCACCTGTAAGTGTACCCTTCAGGTGCGGGAGGAGTTTCCAACATTGATGGTGGACTCCAAGGTTTGCGAGCAACTTTAGTTTCTCGAGTGTCGGCAGAACGTGGGGTTCTGTTTAAATCTTTTTTATCTTCTGTCATAGTTTTACCTTTTAACGTATTTAGCGTACTCACCCAGTGGTACGTTTAATCTTTTAGCCATTTGAACTTCAGCTGGAGACAATTTGACTTGTCTTTTATTTGAGCCAGTATTACCAGCTACTCTTCCTGCCGAAGCCACCTTTTGTTGAGGCTTAGATTTAACAGAAGATTCCGTAAACTTCTGTGGGAATTCATTACGAATTCTCTTATCAACCTCACTATAGTACTCTGAAGAACCTTCGTCAAATCCTTCATCCACTAATTGATTGTTAATTGCCATAGCTCCCATGGTCATTACTTCATCTTGACCAAACCATTTATTGTTATCAACCCATTCTTTATCTCTTCCAACTAACTCTGGAACAGTATTTTGTGGAACTTGATTTTGTTGCATTTGATTAACAGGATAATTTTGATAATTAGCTTGTTGTTCAGCTTGAACATTTTCTTGGTGTGCCAAATGATTTTTTGAAACACTTACTTTGTTTTCTTCGACTGCAATTTTAGCTAACACTTCATTAGCTTTAGCAACCTTATCGTAATCTGCAACCTCATGCGCATTTTTTAATGCCGCCATGGCTTGTGATTTTTGAGACTTTAATCGACTTTCTGCTTCCTGTAGATATGATTTATCTAAAGTAGAAGATCTAGTTTTTAACTGTTGATTTTCTTCTGAAATTCTTTTGGCATACTCATAAGCAGATTCTTGTCCTCTTTCTGCTTCTCTTAATTTACGAGTTAAGTTGCCAATTCTTTTTTTAACTTTTTCAGAATAGTCTTCTAGCTCTTCAGCAGATTTTTCTTCTGGCTCGTCAGAAACATCTTCAATAGCTTTGTCAGCTTCTTTGTCAGGTTCTTCGGTTGCAACAACATCTGCTATTTTTCCACTGGGTTTTTCTTCAGGTATCTCTACCTCTACAATTTCACCCTCTTCTACTATTTCTTCGTTCTTTGCTTGTTCGCTCATATTTACTCCTTATACTGCAAGAATATCGTCAGGATCTAAGATGGTAGCTATTACCTCATCATCGTTAATGATTCTGCATTCAGATTCATCTCCAAGTCTAAAGCGAGCGCCAGCATATCTCCCTATTAATACCCATTGTTTTTCCTGACACCAAGGCTTAGCAAACTTGCTAGAGTCTTTGTAGCAATCAGGACCCATTTTAACAACATACCCTACAACAGTCGCTAGAGACTCTCTATCAACGGTTGACTGTACTAGGTGAATACCACCTTCTGTTACTGCCTTACCTTTGTACGGAAGAATAAGCATTCTCCATCCAGTAGGTTGAGGCATTCTTTCTAAGATTGATTTATCTAAAAGCGTAGGATCTAAAACCCTAGCTCCTTGATCAACATAAGGAATGTTTTCTTCCGCAGAAGAAGTTTCTTTTGTTGTTTCTTTTGTATTTTCTTTTTTTTGCTCAGCTTCTTTTTCTATTGCTTGAGCGACATGATCAGGGACGTGTATCTTCGGCATCTTCTTGTATTTTTCCTAGCAGTTCCCTAAATGAATTTTCTGCGTCAACGAGGGAACTGTAACGTCCACACAGATACTGATATTGTGCAAAGTCTTTAGCCCCAGCTAAAATAACATCTTTTACACTTTCTTTTTGGGCCTCAATTTCTTTTAAAAATTTTTGGCCTATCCAAACTACCGACACTTAATAAATGCCAGAAAACTTGCCGCCGTATTCAGCAGCGCCCATGCCTCTAGCTTTTCCTTTACCCATTCCAGGTTTAGGTGTGGTATTAGCATCAAAAGTTCCTGCATCTGTTTTAAGAGGAACAGAACCTTTGTTACTGTAACTGGTTTTGTTCTTAGTTACAGTAGGAGTTTTTTGTTGTGATATCTCAGTTCTTTTAATCATTTGTTTTATTATCTTGGTTAAATAAATTATTTGCAAGTTTTTATTTTCCTTGGCCTCGGTACTTTTTTCTTTTTTGATTTTTATTTGTTCCTGCACCATTACTCAAACGGCTATCGCCAATAGAAGTTTTTTTCTTTATGTGGGAAAGTTTTTGTTTGGTCCAGGTTTTCGGCACTACTGTTGTTTGTTTCTTTGATCAAGTAATTTAAATCTTGCTTGCTGCTCTAGTCTGGCCCTAGCTGTATCATCTCTTAACCCTGCTATGTCTTCTTGAGCATCAATTCTTTCTCTATCTACGTTAATTCTTTGTTGCGCTTCTTGCATTTTTCTTTGCTCTTCCGCTAAGAATTGTTGTTGTTCTATAGAAAGCTCTTGACCTTTTAGAGCAAGCTCTTGTTTTCTAATTGCTACAAGTGGATCTTCATCTTGAGGTGCCGCAACTTTTTGATTGTATTCTACTAATAGCTCGGCGAGTATTGGAGAAGAGAATTGTGCAAGTATATCTCCTGCTTGCAAAGATAAGTTTTGCGCTTCTTCTGGAGAAGCCTCTTGAGCTTGTTGTTGTAGCTGTTGGA